GAAAGAGCTCAAAATGCCAAGGCCCGGAAGGACCCAACGCAGACCCCAGTCATGCCAAGGGTTTGCCTGCCGCGCCAAACCAGTAAATTTTTTAGGTCAACGCTTTGCGGCGCTTGATGCCTTTGAAACGTGTTCACCGTGATACAAAGCGGCTCGATCATCGAATGCGGGGGTTTCGTTGGGCATAGGCCAGCGCCTCAGTGAAGTGCCGAGCGATCTCGGAATTGAACTGCTGTTCTGCGATCGATCGCACAGGAAATTGCACCTTGTACCTAGGTTGGTTGACCAACCAGAACGCGGCACGCCGCCCGCGTTTGTAACCAACGGTCTGGGGGCGGCCGCGCTTGCCCGAACCAAACCCGGTGCCACCCTTGGGCCCCCTGCCGGTGCGTTGCATGATTGCGCCACCCTTACGCCGATCCAGGTAGAGATCAACATCGCGCCGCTTTGCTGCAGTGCGGCCTCGTGAGCCAGGGCCTGCGGGTGCGTTGCTGGTTACGCCAATGTCTCGATTAGCCCCAAGCCTAGAGAGCAATTGTTGATATTTGCCGCCAGCAATATTTCCCGCTGAATTGGGTTTACCAATCCCATAACCACCAGGTGTCAGGAATTTGTTGTAATACTCAGGGAACTTACGTCGAATAGCCAGCTCAGACGATTTGGCCGATCGCGTGCCACCACGGGCCAGAACATCCATGTAGCGGCCAGAAGGCACCCCCATAGATGAATCACGCCCTGTTGGCGAGAACGACCCATCGCCATAGTTAAAGCCAACCACGGCGGTAGGGTTGGCTCTAGTGGAGTAGCGCACCAACAAACCGCGCTTGGTCCAATTGGTTGGCTGGTGAACCGCGCCACTGTTAAGGCGGCTCTTAAGGTTGGTATGAATTGATTTGGCGGTTGACGATATTGCCCGTGATGCAACAAACGGCATCTGGCCTGTGATTGTTGCAAGCCATAAGTCGGCTTTGCGCAGGTCTGAAGTGTCGATGCTGATATTGATATTCGCCATCTATCCCCCGATCTCTACATTTTGCACAATGACCTCGCATCCCTCTAACTCCCCTTCCATGCAATATGACTTGATTTTAACAACCCTGCACACTTGAGAATCGTCTTTGAATAAAACCCCGGTGAGTGCGTCAAGGGTTGACCGCTCAATTTTGTCAATATCTGGTTTGGTGATAATGTGCCTAGGAGCGCTTGCCTTAAGCAGGCCTTTGGCATTGAAGTGGCTCTTGGGTCTTGCGAACCGAAAGGCCAACTCAAGGAACACCGGGCCAAGTGCCATGGGGGCGCCGGCTTTCAATGCCTCCTGTCTGACGGCCTCGCGCCATGGCTTGAGGTTGGTGGACTGCTCCACCATGATGCCGCGGCCAACATGCTTCTTAGACCCCTGAGGAGCGGGCCTGATGCCTTCGATGTTGAAATGGATCAGATCTGCCATACCCCAAACCTACATCAAATCCTGCTTTACCGGTTGAACCACGCGCCGGTAGTGCAAACCATTGGCAGCCCAGCCATTGTTAATTGAAGCTGAGATACCAGACTTGTTGACAAATGCAGCAACAGATGCCTCTTTTATTGATTTATAGCGTTGGCCTGTTTCAATACATTCGACCTCAACAGTATGCTTCAATCGCGGGAGATTCATGGCAACAATTTTGGAGGCCCGTGTTTCCGAGTCAAATAACTGGGTCAGCTCTGAATGGCCAATACCCCCAAACTGGTGGGGATGCTTTATAGCAAATACCCATAACGCTTTGCGAGATATACACCAATGATTGTTTTTTGATTTATAGCGATAAACTGCTTTTAGCTTTCGTGATAGAATCCAGTTAAGTATTTTTTTGTTGTTATATCCCGTAAGAACTCCAATGGCAGATGTTGTAATAAATTCCCCTTGTGGCTTGATTGACAGACCCATAGCCTCTGCTTGCCTTGTCAAGGCCTTGGGAGTTCGAGGGGGCCGGGCTTGGTTGAACTGCTCAACAACCATGTGCCACGGGATCTCACCGGCAAGGTCCGCCAAAAGTTCGAGGTCTTCCGGCGTCCATCGCTTCCATTGACGCTTGGGTGCTGGCTGGGTCATGGCTGATGAATTTGTTGGCACTGGAAAGGTGGGCAAGGGGGTCAAGAGAGGTCGAGCTTTTTGAAATCACCCCCCCCCCCCCCTAATAAAAAGACAGGGATCGGGATAAAATCCGGCAAATCGCAGTCATAGCAATGGTTTAGAGGTTCAAAACATCGGGAATTTTGCGGGATTTTCTTTGGGGATCGGGATTTTCCGAAATCCTGCCCCTTGAGAAATTCCCGCAAAATTCCCGCAAAATTCCCGATTTGGCAATCCTGAAACCCTTTCCATTGCAAACGATCTCGCGGATTTTTTCCCGAAATCCCTCTAAAAAGAAAAAACAGTATGGGGGGGGGAGGTAAGAAGTTGAGATTTGGGTCATTACAGAATCCTTACAAGGCATATCGAGGAGCATTGCGGCCAACGGTTGTCAGCTTCCAGGCCTTCCCCGCTTTTTTGATCAAGCCTTGCTTTCGCAGCCAGGTCAGGTTGTTGCGCACAGTCGCCTCAGAGACCCCCTGGAGGTCATCAAGCAACATCCGGGTGTCGGTGGGCCTACCGCTGGCCTCGCGCAGCTCCAGGCGATCCAGGAGGGCGCAGCGAGCGTTCCCGGTGATCTCTCCGTCGCTCACCTCAAACCCCTCGGGCCCAAGGCGGTACTTGAAATCGCGGGATTGGCTGCCACGCAACTTGAGCACCGACCATTCGTTGCAGGTGCCCCGTTCGCCGGTGTGCCTGGTGATCTGGTGGACACCGCTGGGGATCTGGTTGATGTTCTGGGAGCCTGCGGCGGCTTGGACGCCTTTACCAGAGGCCTTGCCGCCTGCAGGGTGGTGCAGCCACACCAGGGAGCAATGCCGGCCAACCAGGGCTTGCATGAACCTCATCAACGTGCCAACCGGGCCGATTCCGAAATTGATGCCGGCCAATTCCAAAACCGCCTTGAGGCTGTCAATGATCACCAGCGAATGGCCGCCTTCTGCCAATTCGTCGCGCAGCTCAAGCAAGCCCCTTGGAGAACAGCACCAGGGCGGCATTTGATCGCCAGCCTCGGCGGCCCAGATCGATAGATTTGCGATAATCTCGGGATCGTCGGCCACCCCAAGGTCTTCGAGGTATTCGAGCACCATGGCCCTGGCCCCCTCACCGGCGTCGGTGCCGATCCATAGGACCTTGCCGCGGCGGATGGGATCAACGGGAATCTCCTGATCGAGAAACGGCAAGCCTTTGATGACGGCTGCGGCCATTGCAGCTGCGGCCATGGTCTTGCCGGCGCCTCCTGCACCGAAGACAACGTGATCCCGGCGCCACAACAAAAAGCCTGGCAGTAAATCCTCGGCAGGTGAGTCGAGGGGATCGGTGATTGATCGCCCCCGGCGTTGCCCGCTGTGGCCCTGCTGAAGGGGAAGGCCCCACCTTGTGGCCAGGGCCACCATCATCCGATCGTCTATGGCATCGCCCCTGACCCCCAGGGCGAACAGCTCAGCTCGAATCGCCTGCTCCTGGGCCCATTGGTCGACCGGCTCAAGTTTGAGATCGAGGAGGGTGTCCAGGAGGGATTGAATCTGCTGGTCGCGTGGGGGCTGGGAGCGCTGGGGCCCTGGCTCCTGCTCCTGTTGCTGAACCTCAACCAGAGTCCAGTAGGCCTCCACCGCTGCCTCTGCGATGTCGAGGATCGCGCTCTCGGGCCCATCTGGGGCGTCGTCAATGGATCCACCGTCTGGGATACCGGGCCATAGGTCGATCGCCGGAATCACCAGCATCGGCAGCCCTGCCTGCGCTGCGGCCTCGGCTGCGTTCTCGGCGCGCCGTCGCCCCTCCTGCTGGTGCCCCGGCCGATCCGGCCCGTCATGGTCCTGGAGGTAGATCAGCCCTGGGCAGCCACCAGCCTTGAGCGCTTGGTAGCGAGGCACGATCTGCTCAATGGTGTGGGCGTGGCCTGGTTGGGAGACGCTGACCACGCCCCCTGCCGCGCAGAGTTCTGCGCATTTTTCGCCCTCGGGCTCAAGAATCCACCCATCGGCGCCGATGGTGTCGGCCAGGTTGAAAACGGGCCAAGGGTCAGGACCGGACCCCCTTTCCCATTTACCATCCTGCAGATGAAATCCGTAGAAAGCCTTGTCACCGTCAGGAAGCGCCACCCGTTTAACCAACTGGGTGACCCCATAGCGGTATGGGCTGCCAGCAGGCTCCCTGGCGGGCATCCTGGCCAGGGTTGGCGGTCGATCAGGTAATGGCGCCGGCTGTGTCCGCGCTGGCTCGGCTGGTCGCCGTTGGATCGATCGCCGAGGAAGGCGCTGGGCCCCGTCGCGGGGTTTGTCGAGGGTGAAATGGCCTGCCCTGCCGTCGCGGGTATTGCCGGTGAATGCCCAAGCCCCCTCATCTGCACCAATGACCACCTCACCGGGGCGGTGGTCTTTGGGGTGATGGCAGATCACCTCAAGGCCATCGGACGAAATGCGGCAGTCGCCGTCCTTCGTTCTGCCGCAGATAGGGCAGGGGTTGCGCCGGCCGCTAGGAAGCAATTTTTGTTTCTCGCTCATTCGGCCTCGCGCCGGGCTTTGGCGGTTTCCCGCGCCGTGGCTGCCAGACTGGCCCGCCTGGCTCGCTCGATGGCCATAACAACCAGGGCATTGACCGCTAGGCCCCTGCTATCGGCCTCAGCCCGCAGCCAAAGCATTTGTTGCGGGGTAGGTCGGATTGAGATCGGGTTTCGCTTCGACGGCATTGCTAGGGGCAGTGGGAATCTCAACCAGTGTAGCCGGAGAGGTTCACCCTATGCTATGGTTCACCCATGGCCGCCGCACCATGCCTTGGCGACCAACCATCCTCTTTTGGTATCTCTTCATGAGTGACGTCCCTTATTCAGTTATTGAAGTCGATGGTGTCAGGTACGTTCCTGAACAAGCCGCCAGCCCTGCTGCATTGCCCGCAGGCAACAGAGCTGTTTTTGTCATTGATCGCGGTTTTATTTATGCCGGCGACTGGTCTTTGTCTGATGAAGGCTACACATTGGCCAATGCTGTAAATCTGCGCCGATACGAAAGTATTGGCTTTGAAGGAGTTCTTGCCGATCCAAAATCAAGCAAAGCCACAATTGTATCCATCCCTTATCCTGTAATTGTGCCAGCCGGATCTGTGCTGTTCAGGATACCCGTTCCTCAAGGGTGGGGGCTGTGATTGCCTTAAGTCCGGTTGCTAGGCCAGTTGGCAATGGCTATGGCTATGGCGATGGCGATGGCTATGGCACTGGCGATGGCGATGGCTATGGCACTGGCTATGGCTATGGCTATGGCTATGGCTATGGCACTGGCTATGGCACTGGCTATGGCAATGGCGATGGCGATGGCTATGGCAATGGCGATGGCGATGGCTATGGCGATGGCTATGGCTATGGCACTGGCTATGGCGATGGCGATGGCTATGGCACTATTTCAACCGTAACCAGAAGGCGATGATTTTTTTCCCCACCCTTTAGCCCACGGGGCATGGCGGGCAGTTCATGGCCCGGCTAAGCGCTCCCTGGCGATGCCGTCTACTGCCCGGCCCTGGCGTAGCAAACAACGGCCTCTCGCCTGACACGGGACCCATCGAGGTTTACCGCTGGTGCCATCCAACACTGGAGGTGGGCGGTAACAAGCGCTGACCTGTAAGTCCCTTTTTTCTTTTACTCAATTCCCCTTCCCAGTAAACTACACCAAAACCACTCCATGCCCAAATTGCCCATTCTTGACTGGCACTGAAGATGACTTACTTTATCTGTGAAAACTACCACATCCAGAACGACGGCCTCGTCTGGAAACTGACGATGATGGCCACCCCAGGGATTGGCACTTGGAACATCAAGGCCACCCTGACCCGCAACAGCAGCGTCAAAGAGCGGCACGGCCGCTGGTCGGCCAGAACAGGATGGAATCCCGCAGGGTGGCGCCCGCTGCCAGGTTCTGAGATTGCCCAGATCGCAGAAGGTTGGATGCGGGCCCATCCTGTTCCCATCTCTGATGGTGTGGCGGTTAGCCGGGGGAGGCCATGACCTTCCACATCGACTCCGACGGCGGCCAGATTGGTCGTTTCTGGTGGGACAACAGCGCCATGGGTGGCATTTTTACTCGCGCCGGTCAGTTCAACACCAGTTTCCGCCCTGGCCGTTGTGGCTGGCGTGAATCCTGGCCCGATCAAACTGCATGTTGGCCGGTCTCCCCATGGGGAAAGGGTGATCCTGCTGATGACTGGTGTCGCGACTTTGCTGCTTTTGAACCTTGGTTTGATCGCATGATGGAAGATCGCAATCTTGATGAAATTGATTTTACAATTACAGACAGAATCGAGATGTATTCAATGCTATGCAGCATGTTCAATGCTGGCGTAGAGGCCGGCCGCAACCCGTGGCGATGGGCCCGGCAGCTTGAGCAACGATCCACTATTGAGGAACAACCTGAATGACCACTTCTATTATCTCTGCGGCCCTGGACCGGCTGATCTTTGACATTAAAGCCCTGGCCGCCGAAAGCGAAGGTGTTGCAGGCCTGCATCAAAACGGCGACGTTGCCCCGTGGTCCGACCTTCTGGAGGGAGGGGAGTTTTCGCCTTGGCTAGGAGATGCCATTGCTGACGCCCGCCAGGCGCTGGCCCCAAAGATCGCCATGAATCAAGCGGCATGGCTAAATGTTGCAATTTGCGCCGCTCAGCGAGCCAAAATTGCCATACAGGAAGCCAAGAGTCTTAAGCCTGAAGACCCTAAGCGTCGCCTCCTGTTTAATCGAGAAATCGACGAATTTAGTACCGTCAACATGGCTTTCAATCGTGCCGCTGGTACTAGGGTTTTGCTTGATTCTGTTACGTTTCGCTGGATGTTTGACTATTCAGAGCTTGATCAATCTGTCATTGAAGAGGCACCATGACCACCCCCACCAAACCACGAACCGACGCCGCGCAAAAAGTTTATGAAGCTGCCCACGAGGCGTGGATAACAAAAGACGACCCAGAGCACATAGCCGCCGCTGCACTCCGCGCTGCTGCTGCGCAAATTGCCGCAGAGGAGGTCCCGCCCCATGTAACGGGCGATGCTTATTGGCCGTGGCGAAACGGTCGCGCTACGGCCGAGGAACATTTGCTGGCCATCGCCACCGAACTGGAGGGGGCCAATGGCTGATTCTTTTATCAGAATCAATTCCAACCGCGGGCGGATTGGTCGCTTCTGCTGGGTGAACAGCGATCTGCGCCAGGATCACCGCAGTTGCATCATCGTCCAGGGGCAGATTGGCGGTCGAGCACCCTGGTATTACCCCCTCGGCTGGTGGGGTTCGTCTTATTTGTGCTCACCCCATCCGGCGACGCCCGGGGAGGCGTGGTGATGCCTGGCCCGACCTTATCGGACCGACTGGCCCTGGCGGTATGTTGCACCACCGGCAACCCCGACGGTTCATGTTTTGCGATCTGCCGCGACTGCCGTCGTGACTCTGCCGCCGTCGCCCACGAAATTGCCAACTGGCTGCGTGAGCGCCACGGGGGCAGCAGCACCACTGCCGACCTGCTTGATGGGGTTGGGTGTCACCAGCCCAACACCGAGCCGTCTATCCAGAATGGATGGAAAGCCCTGGAGCGCACGCAAGACCCGCGAATGTGGCCACCGATTACCCCAGGCCAGGAAGCCGCCGCGTTGGCCGTTGGCCGGGAGCTGCGGAGGCCCAATGTCTGACCCCGTGTCAAACGATGAACTGGACTGGCTGATCTGGAGACTGCTGCAACTCAGTGACAGGCACCCAGCCATTGTTCGCTCTCTGATTGCAGAGGCCGGTGGTCAATCGCATCGAATCACTGCCAGGATGCAGGCCATGCGCAAAGCAGGCCGCATCCGGTGGCACCACCCGGCCCGCATTCGCCAGCGCCCCGTCCACGTCCGCGCCCACGGCTGGGAAGTGCTCGGCTGCCCCGGCGATGGCTACAGCGAGGATGGCCGCTGGGATTGGCGCGAGGGCTGCGAAGATTGCACCAGGCGCACCAGGCCAAACCCAGCTGATGGGGTGGTTGAGCCGCCGACGATCATCGCGTTTGAATGTGAATTGAGAATTGAGCCCAGCGCCTAACCCCAAACGCCCCGGCCGCCCTCGCAAGGCCAGCACCCCCAGGGCCACACCAGATCCACCCGACACTACCCCGCAGGGCCCACCACCCCCTAGCGGGGATGCAGTCGCAGCGGCCCTGATTGCCGTGGTATCTGGCGCCGTGCCGGTTGAGGCCTGGGCAGTCCGAGCTGACGAGCCCTTTGACCGGCAGCAGGTATGGGCCGGCGACGGTTGGCGGTTTGCATTTTGGTGGCGACGGGGGGAGCTCCACCGCCTGGCAGTGGCCCTGGCCCCTGGTGGCGGCCGGTGGGAATATGGCTGCGGCCGGTGGCCTGATTGGCTGGCCGGGCCTGATGCCGTGGTGCTTGATCCGGTCCACCACCTGCTGAGCTGTCAGCAGCAGGCTCAGCTGCAGGCACGGCTGCTGGGGTGCACGCTGCGGCCGCGGCCTCTGGTGCCGGAGTATTTCACGCGTCCCTGGCCGTCGCTCGATGAGGTATTCCCGCCTGACGAGGACTGGTTGGAGCGGGCGAGCTGAGGGTGGCCATGAAAAAGCCCCTTGATGGGGGCGGTGTGGTTAGTCGTCGTCCCTGGAGTGATCGCGGTGTCTGTCCCGCGCTTCGGCATGGTCGAGCATTGCAATGGTCCTTGCGCGTTCACGGTTGCGAATGCGTTGTTCTCGCAGGGCATCCGCAGCGTGATTCTCCCACTGCTCGACATAGTTCGACACCAGCTGCAGCAGGCGGAAGGTTTCGGTCCGTTCGTCTCGGGCGCGTTGCCAGGCACCGGGCTCCTGAGGGTAAAAGTCCCTGGCGTTGCAGGTGGCCTGTTCGAGTAGCCGAGTGGCCTCGCCAACCGTCTGCCGGACGGCTCGATATTCGGCCTCCAGATTGGCGGCGCCGGTGCCGTTTAGGTGGATCGTCGGCAGGGTGATGGCGGTTGGTTCTTTCATGAAGTGATAGGAATTGGGGGTGTGGTCAGATTAGGGTCAGCCATTGCCCCGGCGCCGCCCCCTGCCCCGGCGGGCTGGGGGGCAAGAATCTGCCTCCCACCATGCATTACGCGAACGCCACCACTCGTGGCAATGCCGCATGATTCTTTTGCAGCCATCTTGGCCAGGCCCTGGCTCTGTGGGCCGGTTGGCATCGGTTGAGTTGAATGGCCTGCCCCGAAATATGGAAACTCTCGACCAGCGGTGATCTTCGGCTCTTTTGTTGTCAAAAGATTGAGCGTCTTTTTTGTTAGCAAAAAGCCAAATGGCTTGTTGCTCTTCGACGCAATAAATGGGCTGGGCAGTGGTGGCAGTCATAACCGTAGGTTGGCAATGGTAGATTGTTGCCGAGATAAGCTCCCGGCGGGCTGGGGTCAAGCAACGGAGCTGTATTCGCCGGATTCGTAGCGAACAGCGTTATAGAACAGTTTGCCGCGAGGGCGCTTCAAGGTGAGCCATTGCCGAATGGTAAGCGTTTCGCACCAGCCCACCATTTCGGGGGTAACGGTAAAATCTTTTTCTTTGATGATTTGGTAGATAATGCCTTCAATCGTGACGGTGGGAAGTTCGGCGGTCAGGGTGGCGGCGGTCATGGCTGGAGGTTGGGTGGCGGCTCGGGGTTCCCCTTGCCTGTCTCCGTAATGTAACGCCTAGATAACGCCTCAACTGCAGCCAAGTGTGACGGTTTACAAATTGTCGCGTTTAGCTTTGGCCTGACGGTGGAGGAATACGCGCTCGGCAACTGCTATTCGCCCCTCCGGCGTCAACCGCTGCCAGCATCGAGAACACAGCTGCCCATGTTTGCCAGTGTGGCGCCGGGAGCAGCACTCGCACGGGATCCGCCGGCCGCCTGGTACCAGGCCCCGCTTGCGCTGGCGGTATAGGCGCTGGCGTTGGGCTGCGGCGCCGGGGTCAGGCATCATTGGACCACCGTCCAATTGTGGTCGCGGAGCCACCTAAGCCATGACTGGTATTTTATATTGTCATTGTCAATTCCAAAATCTTGCTTTGACAATGTTATTATATTTGGCCTCCGTTTTAGATAAGCATTGTTTGCGTCAATGGCCTTTATAATCACTGAAACAAGGTCATCAATGTTCGCCAGCTGAGTTCGTTGCGCCCGATGCCCTCGGGCCATGGTGGCGCGATCCACCAGCCCCCAGGCCGCTGCCAGGATGGCGGTGATCGGGGCCAGGGCCGCAATCGGTTGAGCGGGGAGCCGCCGGGCTGCGTCGGTGGCTAAGGCCTCGACGTGCTGCCGGCCCCAGGCCCCGGCTGAGTAGGTGGTGGCCACCGCTGCGACCAGTGCCGCGGCAATCTGCTGGCGATGGCGCCAGAGCCAGATGCCCCCGGCCGCAATGGCCATGCCGGCCAGGGTCATCAGCAGAGGGGCGATGCGTGCCGCCGCTGCAGTGGGGTGAAGGGTTCGAGATTTGGTCATGGGATTGGGGGGGGTGGTTGATTGCCCCCGGACTACTGGGGGCGGTTCGGCTCGGTTTAACGCCTGTAGCCGGCTGGCGATCTGGATTTGGGGGGGGCGGCGCCGGGGAAGCCCGGCGCGGTGATGATCAGACCAGATCAGCGGCCTCCATGGCGCCGGTCAGTCCGATCAGGATGCCGTGCGCTTTGGAGAGTGCAATCTGCGCATCGGCCGGTAACTCCAGCCAGAAGTCGGTGGCCTGCAGTGCCTCCAGTTCCTCTGCTGCGTTGGAAGCGTATGCGTGAGGCAGTTCGTAGTCCATGTTGCGGGGTGCGATTGGATCCGGGGGGGTCTCTGCTCCGGTGATCAGAATGTAACGCCTAGATAACGCCACGGCTGCCCAACGCTGTGACGCTTCACAGATTGTCACCTTTGCCGGGCAGCGTTGCCTGCCCCCATGCCAATTCACGGCAGATCACGGCAGATCACGGCAGATCATGGTATGTTCTGGAGACGGGCGCAAACCGCGCTCACTCACCCCTCCATCAATGAATCGATGATCACCGACCCTCGGCACCGCGAGCTACTGCAGCGGGCAATCGACGCTCAGACCCTAGTGGCTGACGAACTTCAGTCCGCGTATAACGCTCGGATAGCCATGCCGATTGGGCACCCCCAGCGGCTTGAAACACGAGACCTGTGGCGCGATAGCAGGGCACTTGAGGCCTTGATTTCTGGCGCCCATGACCTGCTGGCCGGCAAGGGTGGCGCTGTCACGCTGCAGGGAAGGTCCCAGCCATGACCCTGCCGTTCACCGGGGGAATTTTCCTTGCCGGCGTCTTCTGTGTCGCCTGGCTTTCTGCGGCACTTCGAGCCCCCCAGACCATGGCCCCGCCGCCCCAGCCTCTGCTGTTCGAGCAGCCCCAGCAGGCGGCGCAGCAGCCATGACCAAGCCTACCCCAAAGCGCCGCCCCGGCCCCGGCACGCGGGTCAGCGGTGCGATCTACGACGCAACCGGCAACAGCGTGACGGTGTACGCGCATATCTCTGCGGATGCCCACCAGCGGCTCAAGCAGTTGCAGGAGCAAACCGGCGACACCCAGGCAGGTGCCTTTCGCTCCCTGATTTTTAGGGGTGCCCAATCCCTTGGGTTTCGTGATTCGGTTTCTGCTATGGATGCCGTAGCCGCTGCCAATGGCGGGGCCAGCGATGCCAGAACCGTGCATCACCTGATCCGCCTCGGTGCCGGGCTCAACCCAATTCTCTCCAATCCTCCAACGCCATGAATCGATCACCGTCTGATCGTGTGTCACTAGCTGAATTTTTGGACATCAAGCGCCTTGACGCGACGGTGCACTACCTAGGGCGCCTGCGTGCATCCTGGAAGGCCATGGCCAAGCCCCAGCGGATTGCTGCGCTACGGGTTGCGCCTCTAAGCCTGGGCAACATCGCCGACCGGCAGCTTCCAGCTGGTCAGCGCCGCGCCCGCCGCCAAGGTGCTGGATTTGAAAACTGCATTTTGATGGGGGTAATCGCCCTGATTGCCTCCACCCTGGCCTACACGGTAGGGGTTGAGCAGGGCCGCGCACGGTGCACGCTGGGAAGTGCTGTGGCTCCGACGGTGGTGCGATGAAAATCGCCGACTACCACCGCCATTCAGCTCCGATTTATTACCACGACGTCGAGCAGGGCAGCGACGAATGGCACGCGCTGCGCCGGGGAATGATTACGGCATCTGCCGTTAGCCGCCTGATCACGGGCACCGGCAAGCCTGCCAACAACGACACCAGCCGCACCCAGTTGCTGCAGCTGCTGGCCGAGCGGATCACCGGCGAAAGCGAACCCAGCTTCTACAACGACGACATGGCCCGCGGGCATCTGCTGGAACCGTTGGCCCGTGACATCTATGCCAGGCACCAAGCACCGGTGCAAGAGTGCGGATTCGTCACCGCTGATTTCGACGGCACCGTCATCGGCTACAGCCCCGACGGGCTAGTGGGTGATGACGGCCTGATTGAGATCAAGAGCCCCCGGCAGAAAAACCATTTGCGATCGTTGTTGAGTTGTGAGGTCCCAACTGAGTACGTGCCGCAGGTGCAGACCGGCCTGGCTGTCACTGGCCGCCGCTGGTCCGACTACATCAGTTACGCCCCCGGTCTGCCGCTGTTTATCCACCGGTGCGAGCGTGACGAGGTGGTGATCGCACAACTGATCACTGCAGCACAGGCTGCTGAAGTTGAGCTGCAGCGGCTGACGGAGCTGTACGCCGCGAAAGCCGCCATTTTCCCGGCTACCGAACCTATCCAACCTGAGCAGGAGATCATTTTTTGATGGACATCAGATCCACCTTGGAGGCGAAATCCTCACAGCTCAACACAGACGACCTAATCGCCGGCGCGAAGACCATCACAATTACGAAGGTCTCGGCCGGCAGCGCTGAGCAACCTGTAGCCGTTTCGTTCGAGGGTGACGGCGGCAAGCCCTGGTTTCCGTGCAAGTCAATGCGGCGCGTTTTGGTCGCCGCCTGGGGTGCCGATGCCTCGCGGTACGTGGGCCGGCGAGTGACATTGTTTCGCGATCCCAGCGTGATCTACGGCGGCATTGCAGTAGGCGGGATCAGGGTGTCGCACCTATCGCACCTGGACGGCCCGCTGTCGATCGCGCTGACCGTGGCTAGGCAAAAGCGGTCGCCGTACAAGGTGACGCCGTTGCCTGCATCGCCGGCACCGCCGGCACTGGCCAAGCCCGCCGCCGACCTGATCCAAGCCGCCGCCGCCGCCTGCCGCCGCTCCGGTCTGACCAGTGCAGGGATCGCTGTGTTTGTGCTCGAATTAACCCAGGGCAAAACCAGCGACCTGAGCGCTGCACCGCCTGAAGCGCTGGCCAGGATCATCAACTGTGGCGTCAGCCCTCAGACCGTTGAGCGCTGCAATGCAGAGCCTAAAGCGGAGCCCCAGGCCCCAAATCCTGAAGCGCCGCCCAGCTCCCCGGAGCAGCCCGCCCCGGCCACCGAACCCGGCACGGTTGAGCGGCTGCCCCAGGGGCGAACCACCGTGGCCGCTGATCCCCAGCCAGCACCCGCGCCCGCACCTGCAGCCCCTGCACCCGGCCGACGGTCCGCCCCTGCACCAGTCCGCCGGTCGGGGCCTAGTGCTGCGCCTGCTGCTGACGCTCCGATCCCTGGCCTGGATTGATCACCGCCCCATCCCATCGAACCCCCCTTATGCAATTGATCACTCTTCTGGCCTACATCAAGGCCCCGCCCACGCTCAGCTCGTCTGGCGATACCCAATGCGCCGCCTTCACCGCGCAGGTGGCCGCCTACAAACACGAGGATCCCCCGATGGACATTGCCGCCACTGTTTGGGGCGATGCTGCCGTCAGGGCCGACGCCAACATCCGAGCCGACAGCTATTGGATCCTGTCGGGGCGGTTCAGGATTGAAAAGGATCGGCCCTTGGGTCTCCAGGTTGAAAGATTTGACGCAGTGTCCCTCCCCTTGGACCTGCCTGGCGCCAATCGGGTGGCGCTGGTCGGCCGGGCCGGCCGCGACCCCGAAGTCCGTTACTTCGAGTCCGGCAGCATGGTCGCCAACCTCACCCTGGCGGTGAACCGCCGTAGCCGGGACGATGAACCCGACTGGTTCAACCTCGAGATCTGGGGCAAACAGGCCCAGATCGCTGCCGATTACGTGCGCAAGGGTTCCTTGCTGGGCATCACCGGATCATTCAAGCTCGACCGCTGGATTGACAAGGGCACCGGCGAGGAGCGCAGCAAACCGGTCATCACAGTTGACCGCCTGGAGCTGCTGGGTAGTAAGCGGGATGCCGCGGGTGCTGGTGATGGTGGTGATGGTGGGTATTCGGCCCCTGGCTACGGCGGCCCGGCATCTGATGAAGAGGTGCCTTTCTGATGGGAATTTTTACCTGGATCAAGGGGCTGGGCTGCCGTGGCTCCAATCCTCCCGCGCCAGACAGCAAGCCGGCAGCCCCGGCAGCTCCTCCTGAGCTGCCGCTTACAGCTCAGTTGATTCGTTACTGGGCATGGGAAAGCGAGCAAGTACGGGTCGCCCTGTCTGAAAGCGCCATGCAACGAGGCAACGGCAACGGCGGCCCTGTCACCCCCGAGCCGCCGATCAAACCCCCACCCACTGGCGGGCGGTTGATCCGTGGCGACCGCGACCCTGGCCCGGCCCCACCCCGCTTGCCCGATGACCTGGCTGACCTGCCGGTGTTGATGGCTGAGCACTTGGATGGTGCTGCAGCGGCTCCAGCCCCGGCTGAGATTCCGAGCGACGAGCTACTTGATCAATGGGTCCAGGAGGCCAAGCGCGTGCACACCACCAGCGGCTATCACATAAACGCTTCCACCACCATGGCTTGGTTGGCCATCGCCTGGGCCCGGCAGCGGCAGGCTCAATCCCTCCAACTCCCACCGCCTGGCGCCGATCCGGTGGCGACGGATAAGGAGCTGCTGCGGGTGGCACGCTCTCCCGTTTCGCTTGACGACGCACGCCGCGCCCTTTACAACCTTGGCCGCGCAGACGAGCGCACCGCAATCCTGCGGGCGCTGGGGGTTGAGCCGTGAGCCGCCTTTACCAAGATGATTACGGTTTAGAGCCCTGGATGTATGGCCAGCAGGCCGGGGCCCTGCGATCCGCCATCCGTGGCCAACGCGGTCAGCGGCTGTTGCGCGATCTGGTGGCGGGACTCGACGCTTTGCCCACACCCGAGCTATCCGCCGGAGCACTGGAGGATGAAGCGACCGGCTGTTGTTGCGCGTTCGGGGCGGTTCGTCGCTACCGGGGGCCAGATGCTGTGCCGCTGTACTACGACCCCACGGAGGAAGACCTCGACCCCCCGCATTTTGCGGAGCCGTTCGACGTTGCCCCGGCACTGGCCTGGGAAGTTGTTGAGGCCAATGAAGGTTGGTCGGATAGCAACAAGGAAGCCGCCCGCCGCCAGCGATGGGAGAGGGTTCGGGCCTGGGCTGTCAGGCACCTGGCGGGGGTGCAGCCATGACCGGACCCTACGACTTTCCCCGCCCACCCAGCCCACCCGGCAAGGGCAACCCATGGGTAAATCCCATGAGCGCCGCTTGCCTGACTGCTGGGATTGGTTATATTTTTAACGTCAAGGTAATTGCCACTGACTTTTTTATCTTGGCGTTTCTTTGTTTTGTTTTAGCCGTTTTTCACGATTTAACTAAACCATGACCAATTCAAGTATCCACCTTCCCGAAACAACCCTGGCCCGCCTGCAAAGTCAGGCAGAAGGCGGCCACGATGACGCCAGGGTTCTGCTGCACCTGATCGCCCGCGCCGATGCCCAGGATCAATGGTTTGCAGACTTCACCGACCACTACGCCAAAACCATCGCCGCGCTCTGCCGCCGGCTGGAGGCTCTGGAGCGTGGGGCTGGGTTGCGTCACCCGGTTGAGGGTGATGCCACGCAGTTCGACTCAGTTGCTGACGCCGCCCAGGTAGATGACAGCCCGGTTGCCAATGCCCTGCGTCAGGCCGAGGCCGCCCTGGCGGATGTTGCCGAGGGGGAAGCCGTTTCGCCCCGCGCGATTGGATGCCTGCACTGGGCTGAGGCACGCTGCACCGAGGCCCTCGCCGCCATCCGCCCGGTGATGAAGGAGCACGGGATCCGGACATCGGAGTTCCCGCCGGCAGCCCCAGCACCGGCACCAGTCGCCCCAACACCCCCGCCTACTGCGCTGGTGGAGGTCGTCGGCAATGAACTCCCGTTACTGCCAGACGGGAGAGTTGACGAAGCTCGCACACGCGCCGCGATCCATGGGATAGCCGTCTGGCTCGACACCTGTGGGCAGCATGGCTGCTCTGTGTTGCTCCGCGAGGAGATCGACCGATGACAATGCCCGACTGGATCAAGATCACCCATCAACCCAAAACCATGGCCACGCCCGCCGCCCTGACATCTGACGACATCCCCCCAGGCCCGCTATCAGAGGACGATCTACGCCAGCGATGGAATCAACAGGCCGGCCAATATAACCAGTGGGAGTCGCTGGATTCCCGCGAGCAATTGGCATGGGCCCAAGCCCTTGCGATCCGGGCCGATCGCCATCGCCATGCCGCCGCCCTGAAGGCTGAGCCGGAGGGGCAGCGGCCAACCGACGAGGATCTCTACGACCTGGCAGAGCTGTTCAACGGCGACCCGGTGCCCGCGATGCGCCGTGCGCTGGAGCTGTGGGGCAACCCGCTGCAGGGGGCTCCAGCGCCTGGGGAAAACCCAGCCACCCCGCCAGCGCCGGAGCTGGGGGATGCGGCCCGCCCCACATACCTAGACGCCATTCGCCTGGCCCAGGGCTTCCACGATTTTTTAGGTGGCTACACCGGGGCAGAGGGTAAGGCCTGGCATGGCGCCATCGATACGGTCGTGGGCGTGCTCAAACGAGCGGCGGTGGGGCACTGGGATTCGCAGACCAGAGCAGTGTTTGGCGTTGGGGTGGAGGCCGGGGAGGTGGCTGTGCCGGAGCCGGTAAGTAAGTGCCCACATTGCGGCTATGAAGGCGAGATGGCGCCAGCGCTTCATGCTGGGGAGGTGGCGGCGTGAGCACCCCCAAGAGCCCCGACACCCTGGCAATCCTGGCCGCCTTCAGAGACAGCCCAACCCTGAACGAGGCCGTCGCCCAGGGCTTCAGGGCCCTGGCGCTGCTCAAGTCGCGCGAACCCCTCGCGCCGGATCGGCTATTCCGCATCGCTGACGAGCTGGACCCGTGATCATTCCATCCCCATTCACCCTCACCCCTGACTCTCCACTTGCATGACTATCCTTGCTGACTTTCAAATCCGCGCTCTTTGCGAATCGGGCATGGTCACACCCTTTGATCCCGAACTGCTGAATCCCGCCAGCCTGGATCTTCGCCTGGGTTCAAACATCCTGATCGAATCCAGTGAAGGACCGGATCTTGTGCCCTGCTGCATTGCCAACTACACCCCCGCAAATCCCTATCAGGTGGTGCCAGGGCAATTCCTGCTCGCCGAGGCTGAGCCCATTTTTAACCTGCCCAACTGCATTGCAGCGCAGTTCGTGCTGAAGTCATCCCGCGCCCGCGAGGGGTTGCAGCATCTGCTCGCTGGATGGTGCGATCCTGGTTGGAACGGTTCCCGCCTGACCCTTGAGCTAAAGAACGTGCGCCGGTTTCACTGGATTGGCATCTACCCAGGGCTCAAGATCGGGCAGATGAAGTTTATGAAGATGGATTCAACGCCACTGGCGAGCTACGCAGAGACTGGCCGCTACAACGGGGATCAAACCGTCAAGGGGTCACGTGGATAAGCCCAACCCAACCCCAGCCCGTGGCCGGTTCATCGTCCTGGAAGGGATCGACGGCTGTGGCAAGACCACGCAGATTGAGGCCCTGCAGGAATGGCTGCCCACCAGCGGACTGCTGCCCCCTGGCGCCCGCGTGGTTGTGAGTCGAGAGCCTGGGGGAACCGCCCTGGGTCAGGCGTTGCGGGAGCTGCTGCTGCATTCTCCCGACGGAACAGCCCCCGTGCCCCGTGCCGAGCTGCTGCTCTATGCAGCCGACCGGGCCCAGCATGTCGAAACCGTTTTGCGGCCGGCGCTGGAGCGGGGGGATTGGGTGCTGTGTGATCGGTTCACCGGATCAACCGCCGCATATCAGGGCTATGGCAGGGGCTGGGGCGAGCCTCTGTTGCGCACACTGGAAACCGTGACCACAGGCGGTCTACAGGCCGATCTCACCCTCTGGCTGGATGTGTCCCTGATCGATTCATGCTGGCGGCGACGCGAGCAACTGGCTGATCGCCTTGAGGGGGAGGGGGTGGCGTTCCTGGCCCGCGTAGCTTATGGATTTGAAAGCCTGGCCGACCAACGAGACTGGGCCCGCATCGATGCAGGCAAGCCTGTAGCTGCCGTGACGGCGGACTGTTGCCGCGCCATGGCCTGCCAGTTTGGGGGGCGGGCGTGACCCCTGACCTAGTGCGCACCGTCCTAGCCCGCCGCCCATGGGTGTCTGCAAACACCCTGCTCGACTGCCTGGAGCTGGCCGAATGGCTGGGGCCACGCATCCGCTCAGGACTGACGCCACTGGTTACCACGGCAGAACTGCAGGCCCGATGGAACTGCAGCCAGCCCACCGTTAGTCGCCGCGTTTCGGCACTTGTCCAGCACGGCCTGATTGACGCCACAGCGCCTACAGGTCGTGGCGCCTACTGGGCCGTGCATCGCGTGGGGCCGGTGATACCGTGACCATGTTCCTGGCGCTCCCGAAGGGGCTAAGAAGTGGGCCGTCCCTGCGTGCAAACGGCTATAGGACTGGATGGTAAATCGATCCCCGAACCACAGGGGACCCGGCTGCAATGCAGGGCACCATCCAGTCACCGGTTTAACTCCGGAGGGACCACCAATCACCCCAACTCCTGCAGCACCTCCCTGGCCCACTGCTGGTGTTCATCGCTCGGAGGCTGGAGCGGCCGAGCATCACGGGCCAAGACGAGCTCCACTTCCAGGCACCGCACGCGGCCCAGCAGGGCATCGATCAGGGCCTTCTGGCCATAGGCCTGCACAATCAAGCCGTCAACCACGATGCTCAAATCGTCCCGGCATAGGTGGGCAGCAGTCCGCCGATCCAGGGCCCTGCTCAGCTGCGTTTCTAGGCTGAGCGTCGGCACCATCCAACTATTCGAGATTGAGCCCATGGCGGATCAGGATTTTGAAACGAGAGTAGGAACAGACGCAAAAAATGGCGGCTACTGCCTGGAAGTTTGCATTGACGGGGTTCTACACCAGGATCGATCACCCGCCCAGATCCGCGCCTTGATTGAGCAGCGGCGGGCCCAGCAACTGGCACGATGGGCCCAGCTGGAACCGATCGAGGGGCTAGACGAGGATGCCGACGCGGGGCGGCATGGGTGGGGCGGCATGGTGCAGGACGAGGGGGGCTGGCGGGAGGGCTGATCACGGGAACGTCCACCCCCAACCCGACCGGGGCCCCTCAACCAACCACCTGGGGTTGGTGTTGCGAAACGAATAGTGCTGGCCCCGGCCGCTGCCGTTGCCCGTCCGCGCCCACCCTCCAGCGACCAGATCAAGCTCGCCGTACGGATCATGAACCAGCCAGCCTCTGGCGTCATACCCGGTCACGATGACAAAATGCCCGCCTCCACTGGGCCGGGTGACGGGGCCACGGTGCAGGATGCCGATCGCCACGGGCTGGCGCCGCAGCAAGCAGGCCTTCAGGTCATCGACCCCCATGTTTTGCCGGAACGTGGCCGGCGCCTTCAGGGAGGCCAGGGCTCGCCGGTGAGTCTCGGCCGCTGTGGTGTCACCGATACTGCGCACGATGGCCAGGTAATCGGTGTCGTCCACAATCCCCGGCACCTTCAGGTAGGCCAGGGCCATGGCGATCGAGCTGGTCTGGCATTGGCGCCACCCCTCGGGCCCGTCGCTCGGGTCGAGCTGGGAAAAAAATGGAACTGGGAGGCTGACGGTAGGCGATGGGGCCATGACTAGCGGGATTAAGCTGCTGTCAAGATCCTAGCCCTGATTTCGCGTGCCATCTTTCACCTACGCCAATGCCTACCTAAATTCCATCGCCACCCCAGCAGCTCCGCTGACTGGCACATGGTACGGGCAATTGATGGGGCCTGGGTTTGTGTTCGACCCTGACACCATGGACACCAGGGCATCGGTAACCAGCGGCGAAATCACCCCAGTAGGCAGCTACACAGCAGGCGGTAAAGCCCTCGCCGTGACCATTGCCACGGCAGGCGCGATCGTCACAACGACCATCGCCCAGACGCAGTGGAGCGACGCCAACATTACGGGCGCTCAGGGTATGCTGATTTGTTATCGCCCTACAGGTTCAATACCTTCTGAGCAATATATACTAGCATACAACAATTTTGGGTCGCCGCAAAATCACGTAGGCGGAATTTTCAGGGTTGAAGCCGCAACCTTTGACGCGGCTTTCCTGGGAGATGGTGCGCACACAATCCCGACCGCAACCCTTACGGCGATTTTCAATAAACAGCTAATACTTTCTACTGCCACGGTTTACGCGATGCTTCTGACGGCAAGCTACACGCCAAACGTAGCGCATTCTTATAGGTCAAGCCTGACAGCTTTTGAGGTGTCAGCCGCTGGCTACACTGCTGGGGGCATCGTGTGCCCGCTGACTATCAATCGTGATGACACAGCAAACAAAACAATCATTAAATTTAATGGGCCAATCTTTCCAGCTGCTACATATACAGCCCAATACGTTGCATTTTATCTACGGCTTGGTGGTGCCGCTAGTGATGATCGCGTGATTTTAATAATGAATTTTGGAGCACCATATCTCTCAGGCGGTAACGTATTTCCCGTTGGAGATAACACCATAGAAATTTCTGCACTGGCTTCTTAATGGATTTTCCTGCATCCCTGTCCCTTATCGGCAGGCCGCACACCCTCGGGGGATTCAGCATCGCCTATGAAATTGATCGGCGGTTCAGGACGGGCAATGCCGTCCGGGGCCAAACTCTGGAGCTGCCATTGCCGCTGTTGACCCCCGCGCAGTTTGATGACCTCCAGGAGCACTGGCGCACGGTGGGACTGCTGTCATGCTGGGGGCTCCCGGCTGCTGCCTGGGTTGGCCGTGCATCACCGCCGCCGGTGACCCTGTGGCGCTATGCGTCGGCGCCCAGATGGAGCCTGCGGCCTGGGGGATTGTGGCTTGTGACTGGGGTTTCGTTGACCGCCGTGTAGTAATTAAAAAATCGGCAGCGGTCCAGTTGGGACGACATGCGGCCGCGCGGCTTTGGTTACTTGAAAATCATTTATGTAACCATGGAAACTGGCGACTCCGTAGACAATGCCGCCCACTCCAGCATAAAGGCCAATGTCAATAAATCCCTGAGAAAAGTTGTCCGTCCAGTCTCTGCCTGGACTGGTTATTATAGGATCGTATGAAAGAATGTTGCCTGCTGTTGAGCCAATTGACGTTCTAACCGCTCCATTAGTGCGGGTTTGCTGGAAAAAGTACCAAGTGTTATCAGAAATTAAAGAGAGTGATTCATCGACGGTTTCACTGCTTCTTTGGATTTGTACACTGTTTTGCCCGTTGGCAGTTTGATCAAAAAGCCCGGCTCGCAATCCGCTAGGAGTGCCGCTGGTGGTGGCAAATTCAAACAGGCCATTATTTGTAACGTTAATAGATTGAAACCAAAAGCGAATTGTATAATCACTTGTATCAATGCTTTTAGATAATGCGACCGCAAGCCAGCTTGAATCGCCATCAAAGTGGCCACTCCCACCCCCCCACTTACTTTGGGCTGTGCTGATTTTTGCGTTGCCTTGCGGGGTTGTAGTTAATCCTGTCTCGCTAACATCGGTAAATATTGTACTGTTATTTTCGCCAGTCATTGGCAGATGTAGAATAACGGAACCGTACAAAGGATCGTTAAGTGGCGTAGAGATAACGTTTGCCGCTGTAGGACGGAGCAGCAGGAACGATCGATCACCTGGGGGTGTCGTCATGACCCCGGCTGCCGTAGGTGTCAATCGAATGGAAGAGGTGCCCCCCGGCGGCCCAGCCGGCAGAGCCCTGGCGGGGGATGCTCGCAGCACGATGCGGGATGTGGCGCTCGGCACCAGGGCCACCCGCGCCCGCACCGCCCGAAAAGTGCAGGTCAGAAAATAAAGCTCGGAGCCCGCAACCGATCGGATGTCCTCCTGTTGAGGGTCGCCCGCGTAGACCCAGGCATAGCCGGGCAGCGACAGAGCTGGGGGCAGGGTAATGGCATCAAACGCAAATGGACGGCCCTGCTGATCGCGCTCGTGATTGCGAATTACGTTGGCCTCAGCCTCGGAGAGGTTCTGGAACGGCAGGGTCAGCGCGTCGCCGGTGGCCATCGTGTCTGCCGTGGTGGTGACGGGGCTGCCGTCATAGCCCTGAACCACCGTCGCAGGGATTGCGCCGGGGGTGATGAGAACATCAGCAGGGACCAAGGGAGGGAACGTGGTCATCAGGCGTATCCGCCGCCCAGTTCCCGAGTGATCCACCTATAGACCCACACCGCCGTATTTGAGCCAAACATTGAACCTCTATCGTAGGTCAACTGGCGGGCCTGGGTTCCGTCTGCGTTGAAAACTCCGACCGTCAGTGTGTTAATGCTGTAAATGCCCGTACCGTCCTCGTATGGCGTTATATCAATTATTTGCGCAGTCTGGCCGGGGTTAACCATTATATCTTGTTGAACAATTACAGCTTCAGTAACTCCGGTGACTCCCTCTACTCTTTCAAAGCCGGCGAGAAGTGTATATTTTGTGAAGTCGGCTGGCGGCTGTGGTGGCACGGGCGGCTTTGCTGGACCCACGGGCGTGCCGGGATAGCTCGGGATGCCAGGGGGCTCGACAGGGCCAGTCGGTGGCAGCGGAGTAGGGGCGCCGCCACCGCCTCCACCACCGCCACCCGTGGGTCCAGCAGGAGGGGCGGGAGATGGCCCGCTGCGCCAACCGCCGCCTACAAATTCGCCTGGCCCAGGTTTGCGCCCGTAACGGCCGTAGAACCAGACTTCATCGTCGGTCCAGGAATCGGCATCCTCGGGGGGAATTGAGCAATCGGTGGCCCTGCTGGCGTCTGCGTCGCAGGGGGGGGCGGTGTCGCCTGATGGCCAGATGCCGCCGTGGGCGGTGACCGCCGCAACATCAAGGGCCACCAGCGACCGACCCCGTGCATCAACCGGGCATTGCTCCAGGGCAAGTTTCAGCTGACCATCTTGGCTAATACTGGTGCTGGTGATCCAGTACCACTCGCGCAGTTGATCAGTTGTTCCGGCCTCCAGATCAGTGCGATCCAGCTGCAATGCAATCAATTCGCCCTCTCCTAGGGTGGAATCCCAATAGCCAGGCTTGACGGCTGCAGATGCTGTGTGGGTGATGTATCGGCGCTTTGCCTGACCAAACCGCATCGCCCTAGCCGCATGAATCTCCGTGGTGACGGATTGGGTTAGATCGTGTTCTTCTGTTGGCGCAGTATCTGGGGTGTCGCCGTAGCTTACTGGCGTGGTTCGGATCATTCGATCCAGTCCCGCGCCTCCCTGCTGCCGCCATGCGACCAGGGCCCTGTACGGCCTCCTAGCCTCGGGACCCACGCCCTGAAATGTGTAGCTGCCATCGACAATCGCTTCGTTGTTGAAGACCCATTTAGGCTGCAGCGGGCCAGTGTCAATCGCACCCGATGGCGTTACGGGCAGCAGTGGCCGCAGGCCGTAGCGGCCATTGATTTTAGTTTCTCGGACCATGTAATAAGGTCCAATCTTGCTCATCAAATCGCTGATACTGGTTGGGGTAGATAGCACGCCATTCCAAAACAGCCCATTAACATCCATGAATCGAGCTGCTGCAGTCAGTGATTCTCGATCAATCTGCACATCTGAAGTGCGGCCATCATTGTTCAAAAGGAATAAGTATAGATCAGCCAGGTTATTAGAGCTGCCGTAGGTGTTATCCAGTAGCCTGGTTGTTTCGACGCCATTGCGAATGAATAGATGAATCTGCCGCTTCCAGTGGCCACGGTCTGGCAGACCGACGCCGTTTTCGTCAAAGCCGTTGAAATATGTAACAGCAAAACTGAAAGTAGTTAGGCCTTCATATGTTCCAGCCGTGCCGCATTGAGTGGGGGCTTCAACTTTATTGGCTATAAGTTGAGCACCGTCATAAACATCGACCAGAAAATTGCCAGGGGTCCACCTGCCTGCAGGCTTGCCGTAGGCCTGGGAGAACGCGCCGACTCGGCAACGGCCATGGAAAACGTCTCTGACGTGGATACCCCCGAGCCGGCCTTGGCTGAGAACCAGCCGGTATTTGGCCGCAACGGCATTGGCTACCGGATCGCCATCGATCTCTGGCGAATCAAACCGGCAGGCCGACGCGCCAGGGCTGAGGATCACGCCACCAATTCCAGCATCTGAGGGGCTACTGCAGCTGTCGCCGATCCGCCGGCACCAGACGATAGGCGCACGTTCGAGCAGCTGCACCGCCCGTTGGGGGGAGTTCCAGTCGCTGGGGGGCTCTACCCCGCCGGTGGCCACCACCTTAGCCGCGCCACCCAGGGCGGCAGGGGCCGCGCCACCCAGGGCGATTGATCCTTTGGTATGCCGGGAGCCGCCGGGGCTAGAGCTTGAAAACGCAATCATCAGAAATCCAACCGGCAGGGGGTGCCTATGTTCTGCTGCGTCAGGATCAGTGGGGGCACCGAGACCGCAACCGGTGGCGGGGAGCTGGTCGCTGCAATCGAGAACGCCGTTAGGCCGCCTGAAGCGGTGACGCTGCCCATCAGGACCGAATCGACCCGCACCAGGCCGCCGGTGATGAGCTGGTACTGGACAAGATCGAGGAACCAGCCCTCGGCCTCCGCCTGCCGGGCCAAGGCCAGGGCCGATGCGGAATAGGCGCACGAGATCTGGGCCGATGCTGCTACCAGGCCTGAATCAAACCCTGGGCAATTGAATTCCTGATACCGCCAGGCCTGTGGCCCGTCACCGTCGCCTGCATTCCAGCTGCTGAAGGGCAAGTTGTCGGCCAGGTCGAGCCGGTGCCAGCGGGCCCGCGCCACGCCGGAGGGGTCCATCCATTTGATGGTCTGGGTCCAGAAGTAGGGGCCGGTGGCAGGCATCAGGCCATGCCCAGGGCCTTGCGCCCGTCATAGCTCTGGAGGCGGTCCCAGAGCTGGCCAACACCATCGGCCACCATGGCTTGCGCATCGGCCAGGGATACCGCATCGGTGCCATCGGGCAGCCGGTAGACGGGGCCGTTGTTGCTGAGGTTGAACACTGGGGCAAAAGTGCCGCCGGTGCGGGGGGCCCCTGCGGGGGCAGCGCCGCCCGTGGCAGCGCGAGGAACCGACCGATGCAGATCGATGACCTGCTCCTGAGGATGCAGCATGGCCATAAATCCGCCCTGCCCATCGAGGCCGCCAGACCGTGGGCCGTTGCCGGTGTAACCGCCGCCGGCGAACTGGGGCACCTGCACCGGTTGGATCATCCCCAACTGCGGGCCCCGCACGGCGGCGCTCACCGAATTGGCCGCGGCGATTAGGCGGTTGATCTGCTCGATGAAGGCATTGACCGCCCGCCCTGCCAGGCTGAGGGCCGAATTGATCACCCCCCGCACGGTGCCGATGATCGACTGCCAGGCATCGGTGATGGGCTGCACCAGGCCCACGGCATAGTCCCTCATTCCATCCATGGCCAGGTTCCAGGTTTGCCCCAGGCGTGCAATCAAGCCATTCTCTGGACCGATGATGGTGTCGAAAAATGCTGCAAAGTTGGCGCTGATATTGGGGAGGATGCTGCCCACGTAGCTGCTGATGTTGTCCATCATCAGGTTCCAGCCGCCGCCGATCATTGCGACCAATCCGGTGGTGGGGTTGGCGATCAGATCCCAAAGGCCCCGAAAGGCATCGGCGATCTGGTCGCGGAACGAAAAAATGACAACGGCTGTGGCCACGGCTGCCGCGCCGATCAACACCGGGGCAGTCACGAACCCGGCAACCAAGGCAGCCAGTCCGGTGGCTACTGAGACGATGGTGCTGGCGATGCCTGCCAGACCTGCCGTTACGGCCGGCATGGCCCCAGCCCAGCCGGCAAGGGTGGCCCCCAGGCCAAAGCCGGCAATGGTCTTGATGGCCATCCCAAGCCCAGCCACAACGGGCAGGGCAATGACCGCCGCTGCTCCAATAGCGCCAATTCCAATTGCTATTTGTGTGAGCAGGGGATTGGCTTCGGCAAATCCTGAAATTGCCCGAACTACTGCAATAATGCCAGGTACTAGATTATTGATAATTGGCACTATTAAGTTGCCTATTTCAATCTGCAGCGCTTCTACGTTATTTTTTGCTAGCTGCATTTGCGCCGCAGTAGTGCCCATTTGCACGCCAAGCTCTTTGGCCATTGACCCAGCGTAATTACCTGGGCCGGCAACAGCGTCTAAAGACTTTGCCAAGTTATCTACGTTCTGAATTAAAGCAGGCAAGGCCCGTGTCTCGTCACCAAAAAAATCAGAAATTATAGATGCCTGCATTTCTTTAGGCATTGCTTTGATTCGGCCAATAAAGTCTCTAATCGTAGGTTCGGCGCTGTCCTGCATTGCCCTGGCTAAATTTAGGCCTGCATCTTTCCCGACAAAGCCTAAAGTCTGCAACGCGGCCACCTGCCGTTCGGTCATTGAATTGCCCCGCGTCAGCGCCTTGACCATGTTGTTAAACGAGGTCGCGGCTACCTCCGTGTCAGCCCCAGCCGAGATCATGGCCGCGCCAAACGCTACGGTTTTTTCTGCTGCCAGTCCTGCTTGTTGCCCAACGGCACCAGAACGCAAGGCAAACTCAACCAGCTGGGAGGCTCTGGCCGCTGTTTGTTGGTCAAGGTAGTTCATGGCATCGGCCAACTTCATAACCTCGGGCTGAGTCATGCCAAGGCTGTTGCGCAACTTCGCTATAGACGTGCCGGCCTGATCTGCTGTCATCTCAAAAGCAACACTAAGGCCCGCCACGTCCTTGGCAAATGCCTTGACCTCGCTCCTGGCGATACCTGAAGCCCCTGCAGCAGCGTAAATCTCTGCAAACCCCTTGGCGGAAACGGGCAGTTGTTTGGATAGGCCGATGATCTCAGTTGATATTTCCTTAATTGCCTTAGGTGTCTCCAGGCCATCCATGACTTTGCGCACGCGGGAAACACTGGTCTCAAAATCAATGGCCGCTTTGGTGCTGGTCGCCAGCGCAACGCCAAACCCTGCAGCAGCAGCAGCAGCAGCCTGCCAGGATCGGCTGTTCAGAACAGCATCAAATCCCCGGCTGAAGGATGCGTCGATCCTGTTGAGGCCAGACAGAACCGACTGCAGGCGGGTGGCTTCTACGTGAACCACTCGCAACGATTCGGCCTGAGCCTGGGCCGCCCTAAGTTGCGCATCTGCTACTTCTCTTTTTTTGGCGACAATGTTTGTGGTTATTACTAGCTCTTCCTGCGCAATTCGGTTAGCGGTCCTGGCAGCTTCGGTCTGCCGCAGCATCTCGGGCGTGATCTTGCCGTAGGCGCCAGCAGTAGAAACCACCGATTGGGCCCGCTGCAGCTCCAGTTGGGTGGCCTGTTTTTTGGCCTGGGCTGTCTTCAGTTCGCCGGCCAACTGCTCTTCTGTCTGCTTGCGCCGCAACTCCGCGCCCTTCACCTCCAGGTCCGCCATTTGGTTTTGGGCCGCTGCACGGTCCCTGTCGTTCTGCTGCAACTTCATCTTGGACGCCAGCACCTGCTTGTCGGCATCCAGGATCTGGATCGATGCTGCTGTGGCCGCAGCCATCTGACGCTCTATCCCGTCGGTGCTGAAGACCCGGGCATTCTCCTGGGCCGCCAGCTTGGCCGATTTCGACACATTGATCAGCGTGTCGCTGAGCTTTGTGACACTTCCCATCCCCGCGACTTCGGCCCCAATCTTCAAAATCGCGTCAAAATTGACGGCCATCAGGAACCCCTCAGCAGTGTCAACAGTTCCAACTCAATGACGCGCAGATCATCCATCAGCGCAGCAACTGCGCCACGGCCACGCCGCAGGCCCGCCAGGTCGATAACCGCCGGATAGTTGAGCCCGGTGCGCACCCGGTAGGGACGCCCCTCTGGGGTGTACTCGGTGGCCCACTGCCATTGGGTTTGCACCTGGCACCAGAGCAGGAAGGCCTCCCAGTTCTCGGGCCATATCCAGCAAGTGGGCTCAATGGGTTCTAGCCGATCCTCGCGGGCCATGGGCACGTAGACGATGCCCATGGCTTCGGCTGCCCGGCGCTGTCCAGCGTCCTCCTGCTCCCGTGTTTTGGCCGGCGCCTGGGTCATTTGTCGAAACCATTCCCTCGCGATGGCCTTGAGGTTGGCCGCTTTCCCAAAGTGTCGCTTTCTTTAGTGGTCATCTTGTAGTGAATGTTAAACCATGCCCCAACAATCGCCTGCGCCATGCCTTGCTTTTGCAAAACAGCCCTTCGATTTTGCTCGTTAAATTCCATCACTTCACCATTGCGAGTAAGATCAATCCATCCTGCAAGGATTCTGCCAGCAAACTCAATATTTGTAACAGCCGCAACTGAATCACCAGGCAATAAATCGCCCCTTTCGATAGCTTTAGCTACAGCGTTAGCATCGTCAATTTCTTTTAATAATTTATTGATTTCTTCCTGCTCCATTCGCCTAAACATAGCGGTAAACACCTTGTCTTCAATTTTTCCATCATTCATCACAGCGCCCTTAAGCGCTACTTCGCAAGGGTAGTCGTCTTCAATGTCGATCAGATCGAAAGCCATAAGAGAAATCAGGGGTGAGAGTTAGGATTAAAAGTCTGACCAAATCAGGTCTGAACAATCGTCAGCTCTTGGTTGGCCGCTTCGGCAACCATTCGACCTTGAAGCTGAATGTAATTACTATCCTTGACATTGACAAGGCTGGGCATTACCTGAACCTGTGGCAGGTTGAAGGTGTTGATGTTGCCAGCCACCGTACCGACTGGAAGCACCAACGCACCTAACTGAGAGTTAGAGGCATTGGTAAACACGTCTAATGTTTCAATCGGCAGCCGGGCGATTGTAAGGGTAAATGTTATAGTTCGGTCGGTAAAATCAATATGAGGCACGCACCCGGCATTATCGTAATACTGGGTGATATTTTCAATGGTCAGCTCAAACGCCTCTACGCAAACTCCAACGCCGGCAAATGTCAGCGAGCCTGGTGTAGTGCTGGATGAATCAAACGGCACCGAATTGGCCAGTGGCGCCGGATAGCTCGGGGTTGGGTTGGCGACGGTTGCAGGGGGGCGGTAGAGGCCCATGTAGCTGGCAACGGCGCTCAATGGCTGCCCAGCCTGGCCGCTGATTACCAGCTTGCTGACTCGCCCGCCAGCAGCGGAGTACACCACGCCATCGCGGTGAAACCGTGCGGTGTGGGTGATCGCCGGCGGTGGCCAGGCCAGGGCGTAGCTCACACTGCCGCTGGCCCCGGCAACCACGCTGGAATTGAAGCCCGCGGCCAGCATCACCGGATTGAGGGCTGAGATCGCGCCACGGGTGCCCGAACCCGCAAACTCAAACGGGATGTCAGCGGAAACCTTGCGCTCGGTGATCGCCGCCGCCCGCTGCGTGCCAGGGCGAGCGCCTAGCTGTGTTCGCTCAACCTCAACCCAGTCGGCCACATTAGGATCAAACGATCCGCAAGGGATCGCGTTAGCCCCGGTCAGCGTTACCGCTGTGCCGCTGGTTGTTTCGGGACCCAGCAGGAAGATTTGGTCGCGGTAAGGCATCGGTCGAATCCTCGGGGGGTGATGGTTGAGGGGCTGGTTGGTCGGTGGCGGAAATCTCTACGGCGGCAGGGGGCGCAACCTCCTGCCAGTCGGCTTGGCCCGGCTCCCAGGTAAACTGGCCGGCCCCTTGGGGGAGAGGGGGAGGCGTGGGGTCTTCAGTGCTCATCTGATCACGGTCACATTAGACTTTGCGGTCTTGTAGGTGAAAGTGTAGAGGAGCCTTAGCCAACATGCCTGCAAATTGGGATCGGGAAACGCCCGCCCGTCTGACTGGATGCTTTGGCATAGCCCTCCCAGGTTGCCAGGCGGGGCCATGATCCGGCTATGGGCCGTCACGTAGAACGGGTCAAGCAGCTGCCAGTTAGGGGGGTCTCCCGGTTGCCGGGGCATCGAAATGGTGAGCACCACGGGCATCGTTGACTGCACCCGGCAGGTATCTGCGATCTCGTCCCGCGATCGACCCTCGTTCACGTCACCCTGGTCAATTCCGATCACCACCCCATCACCAGGCCCCGCCACGCGGGAGGCATCCAAAAACAACT